AGTTGCTCCAGTATCAGGGTTAAATTTAGATCCCGCAATATCGGTAGAAGCCTATGCAAGTGAAAAATTAAGAAATATTCTTTTTAAAGTTAACAAAGGAAAGATATTACCTGGAGGATCAATCTATAACATAAATATACCTGATTCAGCTAGATCTCAATTTAGTGGTAGTAGTACTGAAATAATTATAAAAAGATCGTTACAGGATACTTTTGCTAATGGTTTTCTTATTATGGGTGTAGGTACTACTAGAGGTACTATTGCTGAAATAAATAGACCTAGAGTATTAACGTATGCTCAACTAAGTGCTAAACTTAAGGAAGATAATAATAGAGAAGCAAGTGGTATTAACACTGGATTAGCTATTAACGGTGATTTTAGAAGAGATATTATAGGATATAAAGGTCCTAAAACCGAAGGGTATGCAGGTAAATCTGGAGAAGGTTATAGAGCAAATAAGAAAGGAACTGGTAATCCTGGTTCAAAAATTATTAATAGAGAGAAGTATAATACCGTTGGTAATAAAGGTAATGATTTAGGAGTAGATGAAATAAATGCTTTAGACGTAGGAGCTTCAAATGCTGGAGATAATACTGATATGATTAAATGTATTATTACAGCAATGGAAGTACAACCTGATAACTCTAATAAATCAATACCAATGGTATTTAGAGCTTTTCTTACAAACTTTCAAGATAACTATAGTGCAAATTATCAAGATTATCAGTATATCGGTAGAGGAGAAAAGTTCTATACGTACAACTCGGCAGAGAGAAAAGTAAACTTCGACTTAACTATAGCAGCTCAATCTAGAGCTGAAATGAAACCTCTTTATAGAAAGTTAAATTATTTAGTATCTCAAACCTATCCAGCTTATGCAGGATTTGGTACAGGAGGAGGTTCCGGATTTATGAGAGCTCCGTTAGTTCAAATAACTATTGGAGATTATATTTACGAACAACCTGGATTTATAAACAATATAAATTTAACTATAGTAGAAAATAGTCCTTGGGAAGTTGCTTTAGATCCTCTAGGTATAGATAAAGATATCTATCAACTACCTCACGCTATTAAAGCAAGTATGCAATTTACTCCAATACACAACTTCTTACCAAGAAGATCTTTTGATGCTAAGAACATTACACCGTTCGTTACACCTAATACTGGTCAAAAAGCTAACTTATTCGAAATATAATGGCAAATAGATACTTAGACATACAACTTTTATCAGGCAGTGCTCCTACAGATCCTCGTTATTATAGAAACGCACTCTATCCAGAAGTTGAACCTTCTGTAGATGATACTTATATTATAACTACGTCTGATGACAGACTAGATTTACTAGCTTACGATTTCTATTCTGATCCTAGTTTGTGGTGGGTTATTGCAGTAGCAAATAACTTATCAGGAAGTTCAATGTACGTTAAGAATGGAATACAAATTAGAATACCAAGCAATGTACAAGATATACTTAGCAAATTTGTTCAGATAAATAAAGTTAGATAAAGTAGTTATGGGAAATAATCCTTATAATCTTATTGGTAATCCACTTGAACAGAGCGTAATAGATCAAGTTAAAAGAAGAGCTTCTTTACAAGGAGTAGATGAGTTACAATCTGAAGCTAGTATAATCTTTAAATCTAGAAAGAATGCTTTTGCTAAATTAACTTCTTTCGTAAAAGTAAAAGATGATGAACTAGCTAAAGTGTTAGGAGATGGAGGGATCGAGTTAGCAAAAAAATGGACTCTTTTTAATGGAATTTACGCAGGTAACGGAAAAGATTATAGTATATTAGGTAATAAATCTTACGGTCAAGGAGGTATTACAGAGCTAGGAGTCAGACCAATGCCAGGTATAAAATCTATAAACATTACTCCGGCAGGTACTGCAGGTTCAGTACGAATTGCTAAAATAGAACTTAACTGTCACAATCTAAATCAGTTAGATATAATAGACGTACTGTACCTTAGGTTAGGTTTTGATATGTTATTAGAATGGGGACATACTACTTATGCAGATAATAACGGAGGTATTCAAATAGCAAAATTTCCTATAGATATTTTCTCTAACGATTACAACAAAGAGGAACTCTATATAGAGATGAATAAGAGAAGAAGAGAGAGTTTTGGTAACTATGACGCTATGTTAGGTAGAGTAAGTAATTATTCTTGGGCAATGGATAAGGGAGGAAGTTATACTTGTACCTTAACTTTAACTGGAATAGGAGCTATAATAGAATCTTTAAAGGTTAATGGTACTGATGGAACTCCTATAGTAACAGGTGTACCAACAGTTCCTTCTCAACAATCAGGAGAAGAAACTAAAAAAAGCGAACAGAGTAATACCACTGATGCTCAAACTACCGCTAATAACTTTAGTTCAGCTTTATCTTCGGCTTTAATGCTATGGAAACAACAAGCTTTATTAGGAAAAAACTTTTCTGATTTTAATAGTTACGTTGGATATGCTTGTAATGCAGGATTAGGGTTATGGAGAAATCCAACTGAAGATTTTAAATATGGTTATAATTCTGCTTACATGGCAGGTAGAACTGACGTAACTATACCTCAAGTATCTTTTGAAAAATTAGGAACTTACTATTATCCAGATTTTGAAGTAGTAGCTAATAACGAAGTAACTACTACAGAATTAGTTTATATACCTTTAGGTTTACTTCTTGCCTATATGAATAGTAACTGTACTATGTACAATACCGGCAAAGGAGTAAAAAAACCTTTAGTTTATATAGACTTTAATCCAGATACTAACTTTTGCTTTACTTTTCCAGCTCAATGTTCAGTTGATCCTACGGTTTGTTTATTAGATTTTAGAGCAAATTCTGAAAGAATAAAAGAAATGTATACTAAAAGGAGTATCGATGTAGCTAAAATTACTCCTGAACTATTTGGTCCTGATATGAACGTTATTGCTACTGATATGGATAGTAAGAAATCCCAAATGGGATCCTATATCGATGATACAGTTCAAGATTTTACTAGAGGTAAAATAATGAATATTTTAGTATCTATAGACTATATACTTCTTACTTTGCAGAATATGTCAATGTCTGATAAAGATGGAATAGTTTATCTTTCAGGGTTTTTAGATAATCTTCTTTCAGGTATCGCTAAAGCTACGGGTAATATTAATAAATTTAAAGTTGGTTATGATGATGATTCTAACGTAATGAGAATTTACGACGAACAGTTAGTTAACAGAGGAGAGAATACAGAGTACCCTACTTTTCCTATTTACGGATTAGGTACAGTAGTCCACAGTTTAAATTTTTCTACCGATGTAAGTAATAAGTTAGCTTCAGCTATTGCTACTACCGCAGCTGCAGGAGAGAGAAATCCAGTACAACCAGGACAGGATGTTTCTGCTTTTACTGCTTTAAATAGTAAACTAGAAAACAGAATAATGCCGTTTAAAACGGTAACACCTTCAGGTAAAGGCGTAGTAACTGCTACTCCGGAAAATTTACTTCCTTTAGCTATCAGTCTTAACCAGCATATGATTAATATCTACAGTACTAAGAAGTTTAATATTTTAGATATTCAGAACGTATCAAATTTTTATTCTGAAACTTGTGGTACGTTGAAGTCTAATATTAAATCAACTAATACAGGATTTACGGTGGAAAGTGACAGCGTTACTGCTAGAGGTATTCTTCCGTTGAAGATTGATTTTACGATGGACGGGATAAGTACAATGAAGTTAAGAGAAGGATTTGTAATACCTGCAGATAGGTTACCTTCTCAATATAAAAACGGAAGCGTAGTTAAGGTAGGTTTCGTTATAAGTAAATTAGATCACGAAATTAGTAATAATAGATGGGTTACTAAGGTAACCGCGCAAATGGTTAATATACCAAAACAAAATACTTTAAATTCAGGTTATACTATATCTCAAAAAGCAAGACAGTTAGCAGGATCAGCAGCTGGATCCAGAGCTTTAGGAAGTGCTCCTATAACTACTGCTACTCCTCCAACTAGCGTATCAAAATTAGGATTTATATGGCCTCTTAACATTCCTTATACTTTTGCAGACTTTTTAGGAAGAGCTGGTAGTAAAACTAAAGGAGTAGCAGGTAATCCTAATGGTCACAAGGGATACGATATAACGGGTCCTAACGGAAGTAATAAGAATATCACTCTCAGTAGTAAAGTAGGTAGTAAAGGTACTAACGGAGATATTATCTACGCTATTGCAGATAGTACTGTAAAGATTGCCTGCGGTCCTTGCGACCCTCAAGGGTATGGAGGGTACGTAGTTTTATCTCATAATATAGAAGGTAAAGTTTACGAGTCAGTATACGGACACCTACCTCCTGGTGGTATACAAGTAAAAGCTGGCCAAAAAATAAAACAAGGAACACCTATTGGATATATGGGTACTGAAGGTAGGTCTTCGGGATTCCATTTACACTTTGAACTATACGAAGGAGAGTGGAAGACTGGAAAAGTATGTGATCCAGGAGATTTCTTACCTATGTTCGTATCAGATGGAGGAGCAGTACCTGGAAACGAAGCAAAAGTAGGTACTAGATATGGATCAAAATAATAACAGATTAAGAATATGAAATACTATCCTTTAAGTAGAGTAATAACTGGATTAATATCAACAGGGGATTCTCTCTACCTAGACGGAAAACCTTATAGAGGTCCTTATTATCAAACTTATGATAACAAGTATTTTACTGGAAACGACCCGGTAACTGGACAGTCTAAACTTTTAACGGTTATAAGACCTTCAGCAGGAGCGAACGATACTACTGAATTTCCTGTAGCAACGGGATATACTATAGCAAATACTGATACTGCTAACGAGTATAATACTCTAAAAAATGTAAGCCTACCAGAAATAGAATCTTTTACAACTATAAGATCTTTCTTCCCTCAACCAACTCCTTCTGATTATCAAAGAGGATCTATTACTAGATACTTTGCTAAAAGAAGAAATCAAGATGGATTTATAGTAGAAGTAAGTAAAGATGTTTTTAATTCACTTAAACTACCAGGAAGCGAATATAATTACGAAATGCATGTAGCAACGGACTTATTCTGGCAAATATCAGGACCTTTAACAGATTCAGTTAATACTAAAACGGGAGTTAGAACTGCTGGTATTATAGATACGAACAAAAGATTAGTTGAAAGCAGAAACGTATTTTTTAAAGGATTAGTAGAGTTTATTGGAGGTAAGTACGATAAGTTTGCAAAACCTACTAGGTAGAGTTGGATCTCTAGATGTAATAGATTATATTATAAAAATGAAGGTTACACATGGCTTATTTCATAATTGAAACAAGAGAGCAGCTCTCACAACTTTTTCCTGAAGAGAATGCATACATAGAAGTAATAGTAGGTAATAATAATTATCATCCTAAACTAAATACTCCTATAGCAATATACTACCGAACTCAAGAGAAGGGCTATATACTACCTTTGAGTCACTCTGAAACTTTTAGCCTAGATTTCAACCTTATAAAAACTTTTTTAGGATTACACAAATCTCTCTATTGCTATGATAGAAAGTTTACAAGTTACTTTTTGGATACCAAAAATGTTTGGGATATAAGTACAATTATAATGAACAGGAATAATAAAATTCCTGAGTTTGATATTGAACCTCAAATATACAAAGAGTTTTATAGAAAACATTATCAAAGAACAGATCTAAATAGGATTATACCGATAGTTAAATTATATGAAAGGTCAGAGATCTTCTATAACCTGTTAAAAGGATACATAGGGGACACATATTCCGATACCCAAAACAAAATGATTGATGTTTACAAAGCAGTAGAAGAACAAGGCTTAGCTATAGATGAAAAGCTATTCAACAAATATTTTGAATTTAACAGTTCTTTATTTTCGTTCAAAGATGGTAAGGTTTATTCTTCTTATAATCTAAACAATCTAACAGCTAGACCTACAAATGCTTTCAATAGTATAAACTTTCTCGCAATAAATAAAGAAGATAAATCTAGAAGTGCATTTATTCCTACAAATAGTATGTTGATTGAGTTGGATTTTGAAGCATACCATCTTAGATTGATTGCAAATTTACTTGGTGAGTACGCTGACTCTGAGGAAAGTATACATACTCTACTTGCAAGAGAATACTTTAAGAAAGAAGACATTACGGAAGAAGAGTATAAGGAAGCAAAAGAGCTTAGTTTTAGACTAATCTATGGAGGTATTTCGGAGGATTATATAAGTATACCCTTTTTTAAGAAGATCGTTCAGATGCAAAGATTTTTATGGGATTCATATACTAATAACGATGGAATTTACTTACCAACTGGAAGATGGTTAAGAAAAAATAACGATTTATACCCTCAAAAACTATTTAATTATTACATACAAAACCTCGAAACCAACAGTAACACTAGCCTATTACTCAGCATTTTAGACGTGTTAAATGAAGTAAAGAGTAAGGTAATATTGGTTGTTTACGACTCTTTACTTATAGATTTTGATGTAAAAGATGGCAAAGAACCCATCTTAAAA